GTGCGTAAGCGTGAACGCAGCCCAACTCGTATATCCTCCCATAGGTTGACCTACTGCGTAACGCAGCATTTCACCCTTGTAGGAGAATTCACGATTGGAAAGCAAATTTTTCCATGATTCAGCAAATCAGTAACTACCAATCAATTTATGTTTCTTTTCAGGAACAAAAAGAAATTGTAGTAACTTCTGTTGGAGAACTATAGGAAAACGGTCAGTAGCTGAGCTAAGATCAAGGGAGTGGAATTTTCCAATTCCTACTCAATCCTTCTTGGGATCTTGAGTAAAAGTCCTATCACATTCTAGTCCTCTCAGTAATGAAAGGAGTTGAGTGTGTATCGGCTTTAATATAATCTGCGACAAGTAGTCAAGAATGGCTATTAGTCTCATTTTATACTCAGGATCCTGGATTAAACCAATACGTCCAGTTATTCCTGGATAGTTCTCTTCTTTTTGATCAATATCAAAAAGTGAACTACCCCTAGGTATCCTGAAAGTATTGTGTTTAACGAAAGAGTATAACTTCCCAATATACTTGACAAAGAATTCATCATTATCAATTAAAATCTGCATACTTCTCAATTGTTGGGCAGTCAATCATTTGACTGTCTCTAACATTGATAGTATGGAAGGACCATGTGGTCCCATTTTAAGAGAAATGAAGAAATCCAAGACAGTATATTTGGGTTGTACAAGTTTTAGATTATTGTCAGTAATTCATTTCTCAATAAACCAACCAGGTATAGTATAAAATACTCTACTTTTGGATGGACTAGTGATTGATGAAGTATCAACAACTATCTTATCTTTCTTTTTAAGAGTAATTGTTCTTGAAATATTCATTAGAGTAAGTGCAAACTTAATCTTATTAATATTACCTGAATCAATATATTCTTTAAGAAAGTAAAACTTGGTTGGAAATCCCTTCTTGGTTGAAATAAAATGGTCATTACGATAAATTCTTTTCTTACACAAGTATCTTGTTATTAACAATCTACTTTGTTTGATATAATTTATTGTAAATTTAGTCCCATTCTTCTTTAACATAAGGAAGATGGTTCTAAAGACCTTTTTAACGATTAAAACATCACTTTCTGTAAGGTTAAAGACTAATTTAGTCATCCTTACCATTATGATAAATAATTTATTATTAATCATAGAAAATTTGTTTTAATTGGCTAATCTACACCACATTCAAGTAGTACTCCAGGAAGCCATCCTGGTGCGTTGAGCAGTGGCGGTTTGATTGTTCACACGAGGTGTCCAAATTCTATTTCTTCATTTGGATTTGATAAACTTATAGGCAAACCCGTTAGGGACCTATAAAACGTAGGAAAAGTTATTACTAACTTATTTGGGTGCATCTAGATATAATTCTAGATGAGGCCTACGGCCTGTTATTGGTTT